ACAACTCCAATAATAGTTATTCTGCATATTGCTTCTTGTGTTTCTTTGTTTCTTTACATCTACTAAATAGTCATTCCCTAATTCCTTTAAATAGTTTATTAGGGTTTGCTTATCTTTATCACACTTTATCACGAACTTCATTAGTCAAAGGATTCATTAATACCCCTTTCGCCTACTAGCTTTTCTTTTGCTCCAGCCCATAGCTTATCTCTGTTCTTACTTAGGCTAGGCTCTGTTCTTTGTAGTGTAGGTATTCCTTCAGTTGGTTCACTATCCATATAAAGACCACATTCACATTCAGCTTCTTTTGCTACCCATTTTTTTTCTCTATAGACTATTGTAGCTTTAGATAGTTCTTTAGTATTTCCACATTCGCAAGTGTATAATGTCATATTAAAATAATTCTTCTTGGTTAACATCTTCCTTTCGTACAATACCTAGCATAGTTTCAAAAATAGTTTTCCCTACTTCAAAGTCAACAAGGTTTCTTATTATCTTAGTTTTAGATTGTTTACCTTTATAAGAAAATAAAAAGTCTTTATCTATTTCGTGTAATTTGCAAAGTTTATTTAACTCATCTTTTTTTTGTCCACACATTATGCCTTTACTTTCCTTTCTGTCTATTGTTCCAGGTAGATTAAAATTTGTCCAATATAAATGCCTACCTCTTTTTATTGCAGGTATCAATGGTTCATAGTATGGTATTACATTTTCTATAACATACTTTCCTTTAAAATGTTCTTTAAGAAAAATTATTTCCTCATATAGTTTCATATCAGGATATTTAGGAATATAAAAATCTTGGTTTTTTTGTGTAACTCTAACTTTACTATGAGTAGGACAAGGAGGACTGCTCCATATAAAATCAAACTCCTGGTAATGGTCTAATAAATACTGATGAGCATCTGCAACTATTACAGTATCATTAGGAAAACGTTCTTGATATAGTCTAGCCAACTCAGGGTCTAACTCAATAGCTGTAACTTCTATGTCTTCTTTTACTTCATTCCACTTGTATCTGTTACCACCTAAACAAGCATATAAATTCAATATCTTCATCTCTTTAGTTTATCAAGTTCAAACTCTAAATGATTTATAGCTTTCTGTATGCACTCAACACTTGTAGTGTGCTTCCTTTTTGCTCGGAGCAAATATGTGGTTGCAGTACCGATATTATAGGATAAATCAAAATCCTCAATTACTTTCCTTGCTTCATAACCATACACCTTACCAATGTAATAGTTAGGGATTCTATTGTCTTTCATTTAGTCTATCATTTTCTAGTCCTCCAGTTCTTGTTTCTACTTTGCCCATTTTATAAAATAGCTTTTCATTTTGTTTGTTTTTTATTCTACTTTCTATAATTGTCATAAATATAATCATAATAAAAAAGAATACTGTTATAATCCCTACTAAAGTAAATATAATCATTGTGTTAAAAGATTTAATAGTTGATTGCTTGTGTATATTCTATGATTTCCTGAATAAGTATCAAAGATACAAGTAAAGTTATCATCCTCCCAAGTCCATAAAGAATTGACGTTATTTTTAATGTGTCCTTTCAATACCCACTTAATTGTTTTGTATGTTCTTTCTACGGCCATATTACTATTATTTTCATTATTACTATTTTTAATTGTATTGGGGAGGTAACCACACCCCCCCTCTACTACACAAGCCTGTAAAATTAAAAGCTCTTAGGTCTTACCCTTTATTTATTATTAATTATTACTTGTGTATTCTTTATATATTTTTTTTATTCCATTAAAACAAGCAGCTAGACAACTTCCACAATTTGTACCGGTTTGATAATTAGTATTGTGTAAAGTATTGTAGATAGTTATCATTTTACTTTTTGCATCAAAATGTCTAGCTCTACCAGTTTTTAAGTCTTCCCATAATATTACTATTTCTTCCATTATTTCTTTTGGTATATCTTTAATTACTTCTACTTCTTTTGTCTTAAGCCAATACTTTTTTGGACATTCCATAGGAGCAATTCTAGCTTTAACTTTCATAAAACATTTACAAATTTTACAATTACCAAGTACACTTGAATAGTAAGTACAACCTTTACAAATAGATATTCTGTCTTCATATATATCTTTAGGTACAAAAAATTTATTCACTTAACTTATATTTTAATTCAGTTCTTACTTTGTCTATTGTTGTATATAAACTGTTTCTACTTATTCCAGTCTTTGCAGCTAGTGAGCTTAATGTATTACCCTCATAGTAATAAAGCTCAAATACTTTTTTATCATACCACGAAAAATTGTCTTCTAAAGCTACATCTATCTTTTCAAGGCTAGTCCATACGTAATCATCAGTAAGTTCATTAGGCAGGTTGTATAGATGTTTAGATGGTATTGTTTCTCCAGTTTCCATTTCATTATAAGTAACTGCACTTGTTAAACTGTCTATATGCGTGTAATACTTCTTGTACTTATAATAGTAGTTACTTCTTGGACTTGTTAAAGCTCGTCTTAAAGCAACTGCTCCATATCTTATAATTCCTTGTGCTTTATCTTTATCCCAAATATCTGATAAAGTTTTTTGGTTCATATTAAGAAAATAATACATAAGTTCTTGTACACTTTCATTTACTTCATTTTCATCTGATGTCAGTCCGTAAGCCATAGTCCTAAACTTATCAGTAAGCTTTGATATTTCTAAATATATCTCAGTCATTAATTGGTTCTATCTTATCTATCTTTGTAACTGTATCTTGTACTAGTTCATCTAAAACAATTCTATAAGCCCTTACAACTGCTGCATTACTTCTTGTTTCTACTCCTGCAAAGAATCCGTTTGTTGCAACTGCTAAATTAATTGGAATAATTAGCATCCAATCCCAGAAATTATTTTCTCTTGTGCCTGAACCATAGTTATTTGAATATTCCGTTATTATATCAACCACTTCTAAATAATTATTATATCTATTTTTAGTGCTTACTTCTTTTGCAAACTCTTTACACATTGTAATATAAGTATCTATAATAACTCGGTGTTCATCATTTGCGTATATCGGTTCTGTCATACGCCAAAGATACTTAAATAGTTACGCAATTTGTTTTTCAGCTTTTAAGTTTTCAACAAGGTTTTTGTAATAACTAATCTTTTCTTCATATTCAACTCTTGAAATCTTTAAAGTAGTTCTAGCTAATTGCTCTAGTTCTTCAGCTCTACCTTCACCATACTTTTCATCTAGTCTAAGTGAGAAAAGGTATTGCTGACCCGAATCAAAAATATTGCACTTTAGGCACTGTACTTCACAATTTCCATCTTCTGAAAATCTCGTGGCTAGGTGTTTCCGACTTTGGAAGTGTCCATTCTGCATTCCGTCCTTATATCCTCTTACTATTCCACAAGTGAAGCATTGCACCATTCCGTACTCATTAGCTTCTCTTAGTCTTATGTAAAGACTGAACCATTTGTCAAGTTCCTTTTTTAATTTACTAATTGTTTTCATATCCTAAGTCTTTTCTCCATTTGTCTTGCAATATGCCTTTCCTTAGGTTATACTTTTCTCCTCTATATTTAGGTTCTTCTTCCTGAAGCTTTGCTCTTGCTCGTTTTATGCTTGGTGCTGATGTAAGTTTACCTTCTGCATAAGCAACTAAAAAGTCAGCAACTTTACTTTCCTTATTCATTCCTTCTACTTCTCCTATTTCTATAGCCCAAATATTTGAACAAAGTCTATTGTCATTATCTTTTAAACTTGGGTACATTTCTATAAACATCTTTACTTTGTCTTTTGTTTTCATATTATATATGTTCTAAACAAGTTGGACAAAGTCCTACATCTTTGACGTCATCTGTTATTTCATCATTACAGCAAGTATATTTAATTTCTTCTTGCTCTAATATTTCTTCTATTACTTTGTCTACTTCTTTAATGTTTGATAGTTCTGTTTTCATTTCTTTTCAGTTTTAGTCTTTCTAATTGATACCCACTTATTTGGTCTGTGTACTCCAGGTTGTGGAAAACCAAACATCATTTGGAAAGTTCCAGTCTTTTCAGGATCGTACAATTCTTCTTTCTTCATCTTAATAATTTTATAGGTTCT